ATTGTAGAAATCGAAGAACATTTGGATAAGCAACAAAAAGGTTTTGAAAGTCACTTCTTTCCTACGCTAAGATATTCCTTAAAGAAGTGATAACATGAAGGTAGTTTACGGACATACAGATTCAATCTATGTGCAAATAGATTCTGTTGAAAAAGCAGAAGAAGCAATTAAAGAGATTGAGTCTAGTGTAAGAAAGCATTTTCCTAATGTCATGGGATTGAAACAACACCCTGTTGTATTAGAGTTTGAGAAATACTATTCAGCATTAGGTGTTGGTACAACTAAGAATAGAAATGCAGGTATGATTACATGGAAAGACGGTGAGTGGTTAGACGAGCCGGAATTTGTAATGACAGGCTTTACTGCTAAGAGAGTTAGTGAAACCAAACTTGCTAAGGGAGTTCAAACAGATGTATTGACTATGTGGGTAAACGAAAAACCTATGACAGAAATCAACAATTATCTACATGATAAATACAATGCTGTGATAAACGGGAATATTCCTATTGATAATATTATCAAAAGAAGTAGGCTTAGAGAAGATAGATTTACTGTAAAGTGTAGAGGTTGCGGTAAGAAGCACGATTTACACGGTTGTCTTTCTATAAGATGGTGTTTAAAATGTGGAGAAGATACTGCTAAGTTTACTACATTAGAAGGTAGAAGACCCTCGATAGGTTCGGGTATTGCAGGAGTTGTTTATGCTAAACAGAATGGCATTAACTTCGATGATTCTTACCTGTATCTAAAAGTAAGGTCTAATGAAACATACACTAACCCACTTACTAAGGAAGTAAGAACTGTAGAGTATGTCTCAGGTTCACGCTATGTTGATTTTGATAAGTATAAACCCGACTATCAACACTATGCAGACCAAGTAATAAAGAAGGCAGAACCAATTTATAAGGCTATGAATTGGGATTTGTCCAACATTAAAACGGGTAAAATACAAACTAAATTGGAGGAATGGTTTTGAAATTTGACAGATACGAATGGTTTGACAATCCTAACAAGGATAAAATACAAAAAAGAGTTAAAAAAAGGCAAGAGAAAGCCTATCGTAGAAAAAAGAATCATTTGGACTCAATGAATTGGGAACTTTCCGATTTTTATGTAGATGTTCTTGCCGGTGATAGATTATCAAAAACAAAACGAAAAAAGATAATAAATCTAAAACAAAACATAGATGATGTAAAAGAAAAAATACTATCATTGAGAGGTGGAAAATAATGAATAACGATGAAAAATATGATATAATAATAAAAAGCATGAGTGAATATACTTACAAATGGCAACCGGATAATTACGATGACCCTACACAACCTATATTGAAGATTACTAAATCTTCTTTAGGTTCGTTTGATTGGTGTCCTAAGAAATATAACTTTAGTTATGTTCAACGACTACCACAAGACCAAACAGAAGCCATGCGTAAAGGAACTATATTGCATGTTCATAGAGAAAACTTCTTTGATGATTTTGATATTAAGAAAGCAGAACAAATGTCAGCAGATGAAGTACATGACTATTGTGCTAGTCTAACACCTATTGATGAATATTTTGATATATCTATGACAGTTGCCGCATTTGAGGCAGAACGCTTCTTAGAAGCAAAGGCTGAAGATAAAGTAGATGAGTATTTGCCTGTATGTAATGAAGGTTTATTTGATGCTGAGATAACAATAGAAGCAAACATCAATCCTAAGTTTCCCTTGCGTAGAGATTACAAGATACACATTCAAGGTATCATAGATAGAATCTTTATGGAGAACGGCGGCTATGTTCCTTTTGAATATAAAACAGGAGCATGGAAAGACTACAAAGCAACTATGATGAGAAAGGAAATGGCTTTCTATCAATTACTTATTGAGAATGCAGAAGATGAAGTCCTAATTAAAAATGGACTAGAGCCTAATGTTCCTGTAACACATTGGGGTTGGTATTACCCTGCTTCTAATTATGTATTTGCTGAAGAAGTGAAGGCTAGGAATCTAAAGTCAGTTTATAAGAACATAGCCAAGTTAATTTGGCACTATGAGAATGAAACATATCCAACTAAGTTTTTCTTTAAGACCTGTTCTCATTGTAGTTACTTTAGTTTGTGTGATGCGGCTGAAGAGGATTCGTGGGTGTGATATTATGAATTATAAATTTAATAATGGAGATATAGAAGTAAAGTTTGCTAGGTCGCCTAATGGCCAAAGGTATGCTAGAATAGATTTGAATGCTAAAGATGTAACTAAAACTACACCTTTATTCGATGAAGTTAGTGATTGGGTTAAAACTCAAAGAATAGAAGGTAAGGAATGCGAACACACTATTCTACTTAACAAAAACTACGCTCCTTACATTATAGTTTTTAAGAAGGTGAAGATATGAAAACAGTAGATTATATTTCTGAAATAATATACCGAAAGGTATTACAGAAAGATTGGACATTTAATGAAATATCTAATCTAAAAGAAACAATAGAAAATCTCTCTAGTGATATTTATAAAGAGATTAAACTAATAGAAAGATTCGATTTAATTAGAGAAATTAGAATCAAAGAAACCTTTGTTGGTCATGTCTTTGAAGATGCTATTAGAGAAACTGTGATGACTTCTCTAAGAGCAGAAATAGCAGACACAATGAGAAATATGTTAAATAACGCAACAGTTAATTTTGGTGGTAATAAAAATGAAGTTTCCGAGAGAAGTGTGGTCGGGGAGTCAAATGAAGAACGCTCCTCCACTACCGAGAAGAATAGTAAGAAGTAAAGAAGAATACTTGAGTTATGTCAAGGCACAGAATAATAGGACTAATGTTTACACTAGTGTTTATGACTTTGCCGAGTTTGCAGAAAAGGCCAAGATAGATTCATCAGTTATACTTGATAGAATCTTTCTTGACTTTGATGCTCATGGTGAAAGTATCGAGAAAGCATGGAGAGATGTCAATGTTGTTATGACTTATGTTATTGAGAATGATTATCAATATACTCTTTTCTTTTCCGGTAGGGGCTTTCACTTGTTTGTTTTTGGTGAGGTTACAGACACAATTAGAAACATACAGGTTTTCTTTAGAGAGATTAAGACATACTTAGTAAATAGAGTTGGTAGTGATATAACCCTTGATGATAGGGTCGGTCAAGCAACAAGACTTAGAAGAATACCTAATACAGTAAACATGAGTTCTAGGGATGAGAATGGTAATCCATACTTTTGCATACCTTTACTTCAAACTGATTTAGATAAACCAATTGATGAGATACTTAAGTTAGCCAAGAAACCTCGAAGCATACCATTTAGAAAAAGCGGGAATGTAAAAGTAGTGTTTCCCGAAGCACCACCTATGCAAGCAGTAAGCGGTGAAATTTCTGTTCCTAAAACAACAGGAACTTTGCCAATGCTACCATGTTTACACAATGCTATCATGACCGAGAATCCTTCTCACATGGCTAGGGCATACTTAGTCTCATGGTATAGGGATTTATTATCCGGCTGTGCTAATGTAGAAAGTGACGCTGATAAACAGAAAATACTTGAGGCTATCATAGATGAAATAAGAACCTTAGTTGAAACAAACGAAGAGATATGGTTAGATTGGGATGAAAGAGAGACTAGAAAACACGCAAAGTTTACTGTTTATGGAAACTACAGTAGTCCACATTGTACGACTGTATTAATTCCTAACGGGTATTGTGTTGGTAAGTGTTGGAGATACCCCGAACATGCGGAGGAAGCATAATGTTAGTAATAGATAGTAGAGAAAAGAAAGGTTCTAAATTAGTAGAACTAGTAGAGAGTGAAGCATTAAAGATGAAGATACCTTATGAAAAGAAGTGGATAGAGATAGGTGATTATGTTTACGATGATGTATGTTTTGAGGCTAAATCAGCACATGATTTTCTTAGTTCAGTAATGAGCAAAAGAATGTGGACTCAATTAGATAACATGGATAGACACTACCAAACTAATGTTGTTATTATTTATGGCAGTATAGATGAAGGCGTAAACCAATATAAAAAATATATTAGAACTGATAAAACATTTACTAATGCACAACACGCTAATTGGTCTAATAAACTTAGAAATAAATTTCTTGGGGCTATTGGTAGAATAACACTAGATACGGATGCTAAGGCATTTTGGGTAACTAGTGAAAAAGAAGCGGCTTTGATAATTGCTTCTATATGCAAAATGAAACCCATTAAGCGAGAAGTTATCAAGCCGGAGATATTTAAAAGAATATCAACAGATGATTTGAGGATAGACACCCTCATAACTATAAAGGGCTTATCAGTAGACAAGGCGAATGCGCTGATAAAGCACTATGGTTCGATTATGGAAATAGGCGAACAAACAGAAAAAGAACTTCAAGAGATGGATGGTATAGGAAAAACCCTAGCCCGAAGAATCTTGAATGTATTGCATTCCGAAGAAAAGGTGAAAATATGAATGAAGATAATGATAATTATGAGACAGAACAGCAAAGAGAATATGCGGAGATAATAGAAGAAGCATCAGTAAACATGACTAGCGAATTGCCTAGATTAGTTGCTGAATTTCAAAAAGATGCTATCGCAGTTTCTTTCAAGAATGACATACCTGCGGCACTAAGTTGCTTTGTAATATTAGGACAGATTTGTAAAGACTTTATACAAATACCAAACGGTAGAAGCACAGAAGATAGCAGGGTACATTTTTGCCAAATACAAACTTCCGGTTCGGGTAAATCAACTCTATGGAATTTCGTAGAACCAGTTTCCGAAAAATTGTTTACTATGATAAACGAAAGTGGGCTTCATGTAAATAACAAATTTATAAACTCCAAAGGAGAAGAAGTTACTGGCGAAGATGGAGAGTTTCTTTCCAAAAAGAAATTTGATATTATGTCAGCCACAGAATACACTGATGCGGCACTTGTTGGTGGCTTTGAAGAGAAACTAATAGAAAAGCCCGTATTAGATAATGAAAATAATCCGGTACAAGATGATAACGGTCATCAAAGAATGAAGAAAGAACTAAGCATGGTAAGACAAGCAGGTTTGTTAGAAGGAAGCGGATTAGCACATTGGGATGAGTTTGAATATTCCGGTGTGTTTAAACAAAGCCAAAACAAAGAACAGGCCATCGTCTATCTAAATACCTTAATGAATACACTAGCAGGTTCTTCTTGGGTAATTAAGAAAAAACTAAAACAAGGAGATATGATGAAATGTTATTGCGAAAGGTCAATATTAGCCATGACATATCCACCGGAAAAGTTAGCAAAGGTTATCGCTAACAAAGGTGTCTTACAAAGAATGATTCTATTTATTTGGGATGTTCCCGAACATACTCTACACCAAATGAGAAAGGAGCAAATAAACCAAGCAGGTAAAATTGATGATGCTAAACAACCAGTTGATGTTCACGCAGAAAGACTGTTTAAGGTCTATCAAGCAGTTAAAGATAGATTCCATGAAGTTGATAAAAACCCATTGAACACTATGGTCTACACTCCGGACTTCAATGATAGGCTTAGTTACGAATACGAGGTCATGCGTAAATTCATTAGCGACACACATCCCGAAGTTAGGAAGATTGTATCTACCTTTCAAACTAGATTGCTCAAGATACTAATTAAAATGGCCGTCTTGTGTTCTGTTTCCGAAGCCCTTAGTATTAAGGATAAATCTAAAAGGTTTAGGGTTACGAGCAAGAATGTTGAAGCGGCAGGTGTTATCGTGCAACAATGTTATAAAACATTGGTAGCATGGTTAGAGCAAAGCCTAAAGCGCACTAGGAGGAAAAAGGTCACGGAAAAGGATTCAGTATTCTTCAAAGCGGTCAAAGAAGTAAAGAAAGACGAAGATGGATTCTTTGCTAAAAATGACTTAATGAAGAAACTAGAAGAAGCCGGTGTCACTTATTCCACTAGATATAGAATGTTTGCAGACTATGAAGACGATAAATTCAACAAAAGAAAAACAGGAAGAACCGTTTACTTGAAATTAAAGGAGGAAAAGAAATGAAATACGAAAATACATATGTTGTTTTTGATGTGACAAAGGGGCCAAAAGTAATAATAGAAACATTAGATACTTATGGTGATGAAGGTTGGGAATGTTGTTCCATGCTAAGTATTGCAGGAACTAACATCGTTGCTTTCTTGAAAAGAAGAATTGGCGCAGACGAACCAACAGTAGATGAAGAAAGTGAGAAGATTAGCAAACTTTGGTCTAGTGATTAAGCATGTCAGTTTTAGCGTTAGATATTGAAACAAAAAATATGTCGCATGAAATAGGCGGCTTTGGTAATACCCATATGTTTCAAGTTTCTACCGTCGCTACTTGGGATGGAAATACAGGAACAGTTTATGTTGACGAACCTGTAGATTCATTTGCTAAGTCCGGTCATGTTGTTAAAAGTCTAGGCGAATTGAAGTATGATTTAGACGACCACCTATCTAAGGGTGGAAAGGTTTTAGGCCACAATATAGCGGTCTTTGACCTTCCCATCCTTAGAGACTCTATGGATATATATTGTATTCATAAGTACATAGGTGATAAGAATTATATTGATACTAGTAAGATATTGTTGAAAGAACACGGAGAAAGATTCCAACTTAAGAATCTTGTAAAGTGTACTATGGATGACTCTAAACTTATGGATAGTGCAGATGCACCGAAGTTATGGAAGATGGGTCAATATGATGAAGTAGTTGAGTATTGTATGAAAGATACCCAATTAGTTTATGACCTTTGGCAGTATGGGAAAGAACATGGGATTGTGAAAGCCTTCTCAATAGAGAAAGAAGAATTTGTAGATTTGGAGGTGAATTGGTAATGAGTACAGCAGAATGGTTTGGTCTGTTTATCTTTATGGTCATTCTAACACTATTGTTTTTTGCCGCATTCGGTGGCACTAATATAACAGAACAAAGTGTGGATGATTATATTAAAAGATTGATGGGTCAAACGGAAGAAAAGAAATGAGTTTAAAGCAGATTTGTCAATACTGTGGCGAGAAAACTATTGCTAAAAGAATCTTAGGATTCTATGTTGGTTCTAGTGAACAAGTTAAGTTATGGGAATGCCGTGAATGTCATAGCATTTGGTCAAATAAAACGAAAAAATGAAAGAGGAGGTGGCTTCGGCCATCTCTTCTTATTTTTTTTTCAATTTTTTTTTCAAAAGTTTTCTAAAAAATCTCGAAAACTTTCTGAATAGGCGAAAGTTATTCGTCGTTTGAATTTAAAATAATAAAACCTAATGGTTTATCTTGAACGAATAAGGCACTAACGGTTAAATAACCAATAGCGAAACTAAGCAAGAAGTACGCCAAATACTCAATCAATGTCATACCAAAATCCTATGTTGTCGCAGTAACTTCCATACTTGTGCATCATAGCCGCTTTATAGCCATCATATGATAGTGGGTTATCTCCTATCCAAGAATCAAACCAACCAATATCCCAATGTGAACCTGTGGGTATATTCCAAGTTTCTATGTCTTCTTTAATTAAAGTAAATCTACTATCCTTAGCACAATAAGGCCAAACCATATCTATTACTTCTTGTGAGTTTTCTATAATAGTAACAGAATTAAAAGTGTGGTTATCAATCAATTCTTTATTTAGAAAACCTATTCCCAAACCCGCTACTAATATATCTCCTGTTGCATTCTCCCAAAGCCACTTATGGGTATGATATTCCGAATAGTTATCTTTCATAATAGAACCTACGCTTTTCTTAATTAGCGAAAGTTCTCCATTATCCATTTCTAACTTCCAGTTAGTTGTTTCATCTTCGGGTATATTTATTCCTAACATTTAATCACCTAAGTTAATATTAACTCATAAAGGAAATGAGTTGTTTCTGCGGCTTGTCCTGTATCGCCTCTTATTCTAAATTCAATATTCAAACTTTGTCCGGCAGTAGCATTAGGGGTTCCCGTACCGCCTCTACCTGCAAAGTTTCTTAATGAACAAATACAATGAGTATCGCCACTGACAAGGACAGTAGTATTTCCGGTAGTTACAACACCATTTGAACCAAGATGAGAGTTACTAGTAACCGGCCCTGCAAAAAAGTTAAGGGCTTCAGCCGCATTAGTAAAACTTGTTGAATCTACAAGAGGATAAATTTGCCCGACTTGGGAACGGTGAGTTTTAGCGGCAAGACCCATACTACTAAAGTTTGCAGATGCTCCAAGTATGTCTATATCTCCTTGTGGGATTGAAACAACTCCGGTGTTAGGAGATTCTAAAAACCATCCGAATAAAAAGAAAGTTTCATCAATGTGTACCGCCGAACCACCACCACCAGTAAAGCCTGTTCCAATTAAACTATTAAAACTAGAAGCGGGCATACTGTGTGATAATTTTATAGTGTAATCTCCGCCATTAAGTGAAGGACTTGTTAAATCCGTAAGAGCCATACTTGCATTAGTAATTGAATTACCATTAAATGGCGATATTATTTGTGGGCCTATATTATTTTGGAACATTTCATTAAAATTCATTCCTATTGTATGTACTGTAAATCCAACTGGCCCACCATTAGAAATAGCAGTATATATTTGGCTAGGTGGGTTTAATCCCACAGGAGGGCCACCGCCACCACCTCCACCACCGCCGCCTCCGGCATTAGCCTTATCTTCAGCACAAGCCCCTGCAACAGCAAGATAAATAATAATCACACTCCTAAAGCAATCCAATCATTATTACCGATAGCAATACAAGTTACCCCATTAAAAGTAGCAACCGTAGCATCGGAAGCCGCATTATTAATATTATTACCATTTCTTCCAACAGTGATATTACCACCTGTTGTGTTTAGAATAGTAAAATGTACTCCTATAGCAGAAGTAGTAGGTAAAGTTACATTTCCATTACAAATTAAATATTTTCCTGCGTGGGTTGCTTCCGTTAAAGTAGTGCTTGCACTTACAGAAACAGTTGCTAATCTACGACTTGCGAATGTTTCACAACCGAGCGAATGACCACTATCAACTATAACACTCCCTGTAAATGTTCCACCCGCTAGTGGCATAGCGGCAATATCAGTTAGTGTTTGAGCCGCAGTTCTGCCTTCTATCTGTGTTCCATCTACTCTTAAGAAATCATCATCTGCCAAGTTACCATTAGCCTGTAATATGTTATTATTTGCTATGCCGAGTGTTCCTGTTAATGCTCCTATGTCCGACGCTACTTCTGTTCCTGTTCTAAATTTAATAACGCCACTATCACTAACTAAGAATTTATCAGTATCACTACCACAAGCCGCTATTGAACTTAGAGTTGTAGCCCCTGCAATTGTAGTGGCTCCTGTTCCAAGAACAGTTAATTTAGCGGCATCCGAGTTATTTCTAACTTCAAAAGCAGTAGCAGAAGTATCGGTTCCTAACCTTGCTACGATTTTCTTATCTGCATCTGTATTATCAATAATAAAATCTCCACCGGCAGTAGGTACTTCTACTGTAGTTCCACCACTAGCGGCAGTTATTTTACACATTTCAGTATATCCCGAACTATCATAACCAATGCTTAGAGCATTAGATGTCTTATCGGTTGTTAAATATTGAACAGTCATATTACCGAATCCCGAAGTATAAGTTATTACTGCAATTATTACATCATTACCATCTGCATAATCCGGTATTCTGTTTGCTGTATTAGCACCATGAGGAATAATCTTCAATCTATCTGCTTGCGCTTCTCCAACATCAGCGACTAATAAATGACTAACATTAGCAGGGCTAGTAGTAAAAAGAGAAGAATCAAAATTTTTAGCGTCACATGGAACAAGATTCCCGTTAGCAAATACAAATCCGCTAGTTACTTGAATTACATTTCCACTACCTGCTTGAGTTATGTTAAATCCATTAGTAGTTTTTACTGCATAATTTCCACGCATTCCTAACGATAACGACTTAATCAAGCCAGTGTGAGGAAAGTCTACTGCATCTGTAATGTGACCTAATGTTCCACTTGTTCCGGCTGTGCTAAATCTATTTGGGTTTGTTAATGTCATTCTATTCTACCTCCAAAGTTATGAAAAATTCTACTGTATCGCTTGAAGAAAATGGGCCAATTCCATCAAAGTTTTCTCTAAATAACATGTTAGAGTTAGTATCGAAGACTCCAACTTCTCTAAGAACTTGTCCTGTCATGGCCGCATTTGCTCCACTAACTGTTAATTTTATTTGGACAACATTAGCATCGGATTGTGTAGCATTAGAACTAGCAGTTGCCACAAGAACAACATCTAAATCATTCTGTGAAGCAAATGTAGAGTTTCCCCCCAATCCAACTTTACCGCTACCTGCATCTACTAGGCTTTTAAGTTCAGCCGCTAATAAATTTTTCAATTTGTCAGTTATCAAAATTCTTCCTCCAATAATGTAGTGAAAGTGGTCACTCCTATATTCAATGCATTGGTGTTTGTATTTAGCGTTTCCGAGTCAGTTGAGTTAGTTCCCAATGTAAATGCCCCTACAGGGGTTGATTTTTTGACCACTTTAAATTCAATAGGTTTTACTTTAACTAAATCTAAGAAGTTGAAGGCAACATCACTATCGTCAATATCATCCTCTCTAACTTTATTATTGACTCCTCTATTCTCTATTGCTAATTCTGTAAACCTGTCCTCTAAACCTTTAGTGTAACTTCCCAATTCTAAATCTAAAGTTCCTGTAAGGTTATGTTTTATTTCTAATACTATGAACCGACTTCTAGCAATATTCTCTTCCGGTATTTCAACAGTTACAACATCGCCAACTCTCAAATGTGATATTCCCTTGTGGCCGACGCTAATACTTAATCCAAAGGAATTATTATTGTGTAATTTTAACAATTCTCTTGCTCTTTTATTTACATCACTTTGCGTAACTAATTCATTTTCAAAGACCTGTAAAGTTTTTCTTCCTTTGAGCATTATGCTTCTAATATCTCTAACAACTGACTTTTTATTTTTGCCATTAACTATTATTTCATTAAATAAATCGAACTCGCTTTTTTCTTTGCTATAAGTAAATATTCGTGTATCGGTGTTTTTAGTTGTAAAAAATATACTTGTTTTAAATATAGAACTATCATTTTCATCAATAGTAAATACACCATTATCCTCAATGAGTTTTTTATTCTTTTTACTCATCAAGAATTTAATTGCTGAAAATAAATCTACTCCTCTAAAATTAGGAGCAACATAATACGGGTATGCACTTTCTTCTAAATTAAAATCTAAATCATTTATTTCCATAAGTTCGTTGATGAGTTTATCCGAGTCTTGGCAAACAGAAACAACAGAACCTATTAATGCTCTTTCTCCTATATCCCCTGCTTGGCCATCTACCAAAATATCAATAGTTTCGGATAGTGAAACTACTCCTAACATTTCTTCTTGTTTTTCTATTGTAATGTCAAATCTAATATTATCTCCGCTATCTTCAAAAGTAACACTAGTTAATTTACTATTACTACCATCACTTATATTCATCTCAACTGTTCCGCTAGCCATAATGTTATCTCTAAGATTTACAGGATTCTCTACAACTAAATTCCCGTCTGCGCTTTGTCCATCGGGGTCTACAACTACATACATTGACAATACTGCTTCATTATTGCCTTCTTGCGTTCTATCACTGAATTCTTCTCCCCATAAATAATTAGGTATTTTTGCGGGGTATGTTGCATCTTCACTTGGCATTTTTGTATATTTAGATGAAAGTTCATTTATTCTAATTTTGTTTGGACTAAAACTATGGAAGCAAGTGTGGTTTGGTTGCATAATTCTAAAATTCTTGAATCTTTGATTATTAGAATTATTTGTTACAGCGTCGGGGAAAGTGCCGCTTAGAGTTAATATGTGATTTCTTTCCTGCCTAGTTGTATCAATTTCATGCGAGATAACATATAACATATATTTTGGACTTGTATTATTTATTGAATATCTCATCATGTTTTGTCCCGACCCTATTCCATGAGAACCCCCTATCCCCCCTCCTGCTGTAGCATAATCTTCTACAATTTCGGCTTGTGGGTTATAGGCTTCAACTTCTTCACTTACTAAATAACAACCAGTTAAGTCCATATAACTTAACCAGTGTAGATTATTAGGGAAAAGAAGGTTAGGTGCGCTTGCCCTACTTGTTTCTCCTCTCAATACTGATTTATCATGAATTGATATAACATGGACTTCTGTTCCATTAGTTGCTTCCTCTTTGGTTACATAATGCTGACTAACCCTAACATTGATATCTGTTCCTGCTGAAGTAGCATTCGATGTCATGAATAATTTGTTAGGGTTGGAAACCATATCTACTTCATATACTCTAGTAAACTTAGGTATTTTTCCTTCGGGGCTGTGCAAGTAAGAGTAGTTTAGAGTGGTTGACCCGAACTGACCTAATGAAGAAGACTCTACCCTATCCAAATCATCTACACACCTTGCTGAACCTAGAGTAAATGTGCAAGGAGCAATATAACCTGTATCTATTTTTAACAGTGGTTTTAATCCTGCAAATACTCCATCTGCATCATTATTATAAGTTACAAAATCAGCATCAGCATTCGTTACACCTGCCGTTATATCGGTAGAATTAGTCTTAACCTTTCTACTACGAAAACCCGCATGTGCCGGCACATAACTTGCATTAATGGTTTTGCTTTGTATTCCGAATCTTACTTCTTTTTTATTTGCGGAAGTTGCATCAAAATCAATCTGTCTACAACTCACCAATCTTGGTGCTGTCATACCTATGGAAACCTTTGCACCAGTTCCACCTGCTATTTTGTATCTATCTAAAAACACGGGTAAGTGATTCATATATGCTTTTGATTCGTGGTTTGTAATATTAGCAGTAGTGCTACCGCCAAAACTATGAGCATTAACAGCATCAAACCCTACACTTCCTAAACCATCTTCTGGTGAAAAAGTTAATTCTGTTAAAGGTGCAAAAATTTCGCTTCTTCTTTTGCTATAATAATTAGAGTAGTTGCGAGTGACCATTTCAGCGATAGTGTGATTCCCTGCCAGTTGGCTAAATATAGAGTCACCTGCAAAAGTAATAGGGAGTATTAGAGTAGAATCTTCTCCTACCCCTTGCACTGAAGTTTGTGCTGTGGCAGGGTTGCTACCTGTATTTTCGGGGTGTCTATCTAATGCAAACTTAGTTCCTAATCCACCATAACCCGATTCTTTATCTGTTCTAACAGTATCAACATATCCATTGATTGCGGAGGCCAATCCTCTCATTGTCGCCATTTGTAATGGATTAATCAAACCAACTGTTGAGAAATCATTATCGCCATTATATCCTTTTATGTTTGCCGCCCCTACGGTGTTTGATGCGTTTGCTAATTGGTTTCTAGCCACATCAAAATGAAAGAGTCTCATAAACTGACCGTTGGGCGAACTTCCATCTCTATGATTATATCTAGGCACATAAAAATCAGCCGCAGAATTAGCATCTAAATCTGTTTTATGTGCATTGGCTTTTAGATTTATTACTCCGGTGCTAATAGAATCAACAACACCTATGTATCTTCCATTTTTATCACATACTATATCTCCTGCAACTAAACTACTTACAGTTGTTGCCGAGCCAGTATGAGGGTCTACTGTATTTATTACTTTACCACTTATAGAACTAGCAGAAGCCCCTGTATTAATTATTGATAGTTGAGGGTAGCGGTTTATTATACCAATATTTTTGTCTTGCTTAGGTATGTTTTCGGGGTCAAATTGATTATAGAAAATATCAAATGTAACTTCTGTTAATCTCATTAAACTAAATCTTCTTAATTCGCCTATTTTTTTATTGCTTATCACTGACCTAATATTAAATGTATTATAGGAATCGTCTAAGAATTCTAAACTGTTAGTCTTGCCCAACACAGCCTCTTTTGTTTCCGAGAAATCATTTTTTCTTGGTGAATTTATAGTGAGCATTGAATATTCACTTAAACTTCTATCTAATTTTTTATTTAAAAGACTATCCTTTCTAGTGGAAGAATAAGGTAATAAATCACTGTTACTAAACAAAAACATTCTAGCAATCTTAGGGTCTATTTGTTCTATTTGGTCTTTAAATTGATGAAGAGATATTAACTTATTGCCTGTTCCTAACATAGTATCATTGCCAAATGTTTTCACAAACGGAAATGGGTTATACAAAACTCTAGGAGAACCTCCCAATTCTACTTGGTCATGACCTATAAAGTGTGAATTTGAAAATTTTTCAAGTGTTTTAGTTTCATAAAATTTATCACCAACACAAGGTATATATCCTCTTGATTCTATTATTTTCTTATTATCGAAAGCATGGAATTCCGAACTAGCAGTAGAGTTAGCAGTAGCGTTTACAGCATTTCCATCTTTATCTCGCATTATAAATTCACCATCTTGGGATGTAGAAGTGTTGTGCTTCCCCACGATATTTCCTACAAATGTATTTTCGGGTATTGCAGGAGTCGAATCAAGATGTGTGATGCTTTGCCCTAGTCTAAAAACATCAAAACTAAAACTATTTGCGCCTCCGCTAATATAAATTTCAAATAGAAATTTTACATATGGGCTACCGGAAAATGTTTGCATCCTACCGTGATTTATAAAATTTAAACCACAAATATCAGTGCCAATTATATTGTTTTTAAGAAAACCGTCAGTATAATACCCTGCATTATATCTATACCCACTACCGTAAAAACCTATTTTACTAGGCTTGTCAACATAAAAATGAAAATCTTTATCTCTAAAGAATAAATGTTTTGTTTTGTTATAGTTTCCTTGTTCTATATTGTTTAGTCTATAATTAGATGCTCCGAAACTAGATTGATAAGAGCCTAGAAAATTATTTCTTATGACACTTCCTAAGACAGTTCTTGCAGTATTACCTGCATTACCACCACTAGTATTTTGTCTTCTGTGAAAAACTTGCTCACCATTCATTCTATAATTTAATACACTTGTAATATTGAAAGCATTAGCATTATTTACTTTAGGATGAATCAAAGATATGTTTTTAGCACCATGCAAATGACCCCCATTTAAGAAATTTAATTCATGTGTAAGTTTAGAACTCTCTCTAGTAATATCATCATTATTATGTCCATGTAATTTATCAACCACTGTTCCGCTAAGTAGAGTAAAAGTTAAACTAGATTCTAAAGAAATTGTGGCCGCATTACTAATTGTAATAGATTTTACTCCTACAGAAGTTACAGTAGTAGAAGCCGGTATTCCTGTTCCTGTTACCCCCATACCAACAAATATGTCTTCTATTGTTGGTATATTCGTTACAGTAAGATTAGAATTTAACTTACAGGATAATTCGGTTTTACCAACTTCTCTATCTAAATATATTCTAGCCAATGTAGAAGGTAAAGAGAATTCTACATCTGCTGTTGTCCCTGCTCCTGCTGTGCCAGTTATTGTCAATGTGTTGCCATCTATTGAAGTTATAGTATTTCCACTAAAGGCACCATTTCCACTTAATACCATTCCTTCGGAAAGCCCATGACTTGCTGATGCTGTAACTTCAACAGTATTTCCTCCTGTAGACCAAGTAGAAGAATAAATCAATTCTGCACTTTTCTCTACCGAAACAACATTTGCTAAAAATTTTCCATTTATGTAAATTGGTTTACCATGTAAATTTCTTTGACCTCTAAGATGATTAACTGCTGAAAGGGCTTCATCACTATTTACATCTATGAAACTTCTTGCATAGGAAAAATCATGTAGAGTCTTACCTAAATCTTTTTTAGAAAACGAAGTATCTTGGGTACTAGCATAATTAATATCTACTCTTCCTAAAGTCAATGGATTGTAAGGTGCTATTTTAACAACAGTTCCTTTATTCTGTCCTGCTGATTTTTTAGATACTATTTCAAAATCTATTAGAGTATTTATTGTATCAAAGGATTCTGCATTGTCTCCTTCATCTTCTAATATGGCTTGGAAGTGAGCGTCACTCAACATATTAGAAACATCACTTATTTCATAACCTATTGCATTTTCATTGTCACTACCACTAGTCCCTACTAGTCTATCTCCTTCTGCTCCGGTAGGAGTTATTTTAACACCGGAGTTAAAGAATAGTCCCTTATTAGAAGCCCCACTCAAACTAGTAGTGGAATCTATAAACGGATTAGTTGCTAATGCTTTATTTAGGACATAGTTTTTATTCGATTCTTTGAATAAAGTGGCACTATCGGAACCACCGGAAGTAAGCGTTCCAGATGGTAAAACTCTAGTTTCTGCTCTTGAGAAGTCTTCTAATATTATAACCGGCCTCTCTAATTTTTCAATAGAAGTAATGTTAGAAGTAACATCTTTACTTAGTGTTATTTGATTTGAACTAACATTTATTCCAATTACAAAAGTGTCATCGGGAATAACTGAAGAACCTGTTGTTACAGGAACATGCACTATCCTATCACCTATTTCATAATTAGCCACAGTAACATTAGTGACAGTAGCACCCGAAAAAACAAAAGAAGCCTGTTCCGAACTTGCGACTTTAGAAGCAACTTTACCAACATACGACATTGTTCCCGTATGGTGTTTTATGTGTAGTTTATCCCCTACTAGTGCCGCATCATGCACAGCCTTAACAGCAATAACTTCGTTATTACTAAAATTACACGAAGCCGAGCCACCTAAACTAGTTAATTTATTATAAGGACTTTGTGTAGAATAAATAATATCTTGAGAAAACAATGTATTCTTTGTTAATATTGGAGAAATTAATTTCCTAATATTACTTCGACCTGCTAATTTTATTTGAGTTAATCCATTTTCTTTGAAGTTGTCTATTCTTTCTACTTCTCCATTTAACTTTTCTATTACAATAGCATATTGACCCGACATATAATCTAGCATAGTTCCTTGAGAATGGTAGGCCGCTTCATTACTTGTGCTTCCATCCGAGTCAAAATATGCTTTATCCGAGAAAGATAATGTTAGTAGTTTTTTATTTACATCTAATGCAGTTACAGTAGCATATAAGAAGCCAAACTCCCTAGATAAAAACTTAACAAGAACAGTATTTTGTCTGTTCACTACTAGGGGAAAATCTGTAAATAAAGTTTTATCTTTTTTATTATATGCTCTCCTTTCAAGAACACTATCGTTTGCTAAGGTGTAAGAACCCGTAGTAAATATTGATTCTGTTTCTAATCTATTTTCGCTTCTAAAGGTAATGTTTTGAGTTTTACCACTAATAGATGCTATGCTTTGAACAATAACTATTCTTGTGCCAACTCTAACTTCATCGCCAACATTTAGATAACTACCTAAATCGTGGTCTGTTGTTGTTGCGTAAGTGTTACCACTAGGGTTTGCAGTTATTTTAGCACCTATTGTTTTAAATTCGTTAAAGTCGCCACTAAACAACTGATGTCTAATTCTAAGTGGTTCTCCACTATCTATTTTTTCAGTTAATATTCTAAATGGGTCTGCTAAAGTGACTTCGGCCAAAGTTCCCTTTGCTCCCATTGATTCAAGCAATTGGTGGTCTAAAACATTGTATGCTAGGTTTGCTTTATCTTTAGAAAAACTATACGACAAATATCTATATGGGCCGGTATAATCTTGGTCGCCTGTTCCTGTTATAGAATCATTAGCGTCTCTTCTAGCATTAGTAAAACAAGCATCTCTTGTAAAGGGAGTGTAAGTTAATATTGTTTCTCCTTCATTACTAGTATGCGTAGCGGGACTATCTTGATTTTTTAGATTATCAACAAGTCTTGTTTTCAAAGAATGCCTACCGTAGTCTATAATATCTGTTCCAAAATCAGGAGTGGTTGTAAAGAAACTAGTAGTGGCTAAATCATCTGTTGCTCCACTAATAAAATCTAATTCACTATAAATTAAATTATATTTTTTATTGTGGTCTAATTCGTTTTTCTTATCTAAGTTTTCATTGAAGAAAAAGAACAACGGTCTTGATACTGTCGCTTTATGTCCTATACTGCTTTTTATTCCTAAACCCACCGCTACTTCTGTAATGTTATTAGATATAGGTGTAGAGAATAATTTAAACTTAACATTTTTTGCTATTTCATCTCCCAACTTTGGCCTAAACTCAAATGAATCTCCGGCAACATCATCCTCAAATCTTTCCGAAACTTTAGCAAAATGATGCTTGCTTGAGTCATCGGAATGAATCATAACAAAAACATGATGTGTTGATAATATATCGGGGAGAATAGCCCCTGTTTGTGTTAAGTCATCAAAACATTTTATTCTATTACCTTCTGTTACTGCTAAATTCCTATGCTCTAATCCCAAAACATATGTCGCATTGCTAGCGTTAGCACTTGCTTTTTCAGTTAAGGCAAATTCAGTTGAAGAAATTATCCTTTCTATTCTTGCTTGAGTTCCCGTAAATCCTGTTCCATTTACACTTTGTCCAACATACAAAGAGTTAGTATTGCCGCTTGATAGTGTTACCACATTGCTATCTTGTGTAACATTACAGTTAGCCAATGTGCTTCTGCCAATTGAAGTTAAAGTAACAGAACCCGAACCGTCTTCTGTAATAACTACACCAAAAGAGTCTACTGATGTAGAGGTAGCACTAACGCAAAGTTGTGGATTAGTTGGAGTATCATGTGCTGTTTTAGTAAATGTAACAGTTCCGGTTGCTCCCGAATCAGTAGCCGCTTTGCTCATGGTTATATTTGCATTAGTAGATATTGCTGTCACTATGGCACTAGTAGATAAATTAGTTCCGCTAACTTTCATGCCGATAAGAATGTTGCTTGTATCACTTATTGGTAAAGTCACACTACCGGATGTAGCGGTTGTTGTGGATTTAGTTACTGTTGTAGTCGGCCTACTTAATGCTACTACTGTAGAAGTTGTCATTCATCCACCTCCTCAAACCTAAAATAAAATAATGTGTCACTAAAGTTAGGCAATAGATTATTTATGAAAAATTGCTTTTTGATTGTTCTAATCATAGACATTTCATGTAACTCTCCCATAAATTGTTTGTTAGCAATAGCACTTTCTGTTCCTGTTCCATTATTACTAGAAGCCCCAATAAAGTAATCTTCTTGAGCCATAGAAAATGTATTAGATGTAGATATGGTCTGTTTCTTAACTAATATGCCATCTAAGAATATTCTAATTTCTTTACTTGCTTCATTGTAAACACAAGCAATATGAAATTGATTATTGATATAACTAGCGTCTTTGAAGGCGGGAATAAAAATATTAGTGCTACTACTAATACTACTAGATGGAGCAGTATTCAACACAATACTAACACCGGAGTTAATTGAAGCAATAGTTCCTAGTGAAGTAAAATTAAAACCGCTTCTTGTAAAGACTTCTTGCCCTACATGAAATTTAGCAGTTGAAGCCACCGGAACCGTTGTTGTGCTATTCGACCCATCAGTAACCCCTCCAACAACATGAGTTATCCTACCATTTTTATCAAAGCCTTCTAAAGTATCGGCAGTATAAAACCAACCAAAACCCGATGTAGCAGTAATTACAGCCCTATCGGTTGTTACTGTTTGGTCGCTTCCTAATTTTATTGTGACTTTTATTTTATATTCAGCAGGTTGATTTTCATTATGTAATGTAGAATTAACTAATGATATTGTAAAATTAGTGCTAGAAAAAATATTCATTTCATGCACTAGCCTATCAGCAATTGGCATATACTCATTACTTTGAAAATCAGCACTACCCGCATCACTAAATATTGCACTAGGCATCACTTTTGTTGTAGCGGTAACAGTAGGTCTTGCTGTTGCTGAATATTGACCAAAACCATTTATGTCATATGGAGTAAGTATTGCTTCAAAAGTAAAATCTCCCGTGTGTTCATATATACCATACGCTTCATTATCCGAAGTGATAGGAACATTGTCGCTATAATCTATTCTAACATGACCATTACACATTACAGGGAATACCAAACCACGCTGTTTTCCTATAAGTGTATCATACATATTATCACCTACGATGGAACTAATAAAGCAATTTCAAAATCTAAACTAAAACTTAACTCGAAAGTTTCAGCACTCATTTCACAACTAAACTGTCGAATAAAACCAGTCAAGCCTGTATCTGTATCAGCATCGGGAAAAGAAGATATTTTTGCAGGAACACCTACATTGTCTAAAGCATTATTATCTCCTCTCGATGCAAAATTAAACGGAACATTTTGTCCTGCACTTCTTTCACTATTAGCATTAACAGTTTGTGTCCATGTTCCACCTGCGGCTTCACAATCGGTTTTATTTTTATGGTCAGTAATACTGCATGTTCCTCTAAAATTATAATCACTAGCAACAAATGAGGGCATCAAAACTATCAATTCATTAAACGCTTGATTTGTAGCGAACCCTGTTGAATCAACGCCCGATGCAATCATTTGAGCAATTTCGTGTGCTGTAAATTTAATAGCATCACCCACTTCACTTTTTGTTACGGTTTGGTCTAATATTACTCCACTAACTGATATTGTTTTTTGTGCCATGCCTAAATCTAATGCCGCAGTTATTGACTCACCAGTAGCAACACCGGATAACGGAACTTCAAAAGAAGGAATTGTTTTACTAACACTTATGCTAACTGATGTGGCTTTTAATTCTATTACATTCGTGGTCAGGCCATTAGACGGCTTATGTGCTTGTAACTTAAGATAGACACTACTCATTTAATCACCTCACAAACCCACTAGAAGATACACTTCGTTGTATTTTATTTGTTATCATATTACCCAATTTATCGGCTATTCTTCTTAGTTCAGCATCCGATGTATCTTTGGCATTTATTGTAACATTAACAGTATTGTTGAAAACACTACTATTGTTAGTTTGAGAACCTGCTAACATTTTCTTACTGTCAGCATTACTATGCACTCTTGAGCCTTTTGGTAGATTGACTATTTCTGCGCCCTTTTCTCCCACTACTGTTAATCCACCATCGGAAACTCCTCCATCTGCCATGAAAGGAAGTTTAAAACTATCTTTTACTTTAGCAATTATGGCGAATATTGCCGCAACAAAGAGAGTAATGAAAGCAAGAGGCAATGCAATGGTAGCCAATGTATTAAGAGCAAAGGCCGCTAATAATTTTACTAGTATTGCACCAACAATAAACTTACCAACTGTAAATAATATATCATTAAAGTCTCCGTTCATTAGTCCTTCAAATAAATCAATTGCAGTATAAAATAAACTGACTAGTAGAGAAAATCCTAATTTTAATAAAACTTTAGCCGCCAATTTTGCCATATCAAAGAGAATCATCCCCATCTCACTTACTTTTTCTAATGCTGTGTTAATGTCACCGCTAAATAGGGCTACCCCTGTTTCATACAACACTTGAGCCAAATCCATTACCATAAGTCCTATGTCTATTATGTCTTCTATTGCCCCCATTCCTTCAAAAAATTGATATGCATTGTGTAGCATTTTTGCCAAAACTAGGAACGCTAAGATACCCATAGTTACAAATATTAATGTTCTAAACAAATAATTCAAGACTCCTTTGGCTAACTTGGTAAAGTTTCTCATAAAGTTATGAAACTTTAATACTCCTGCCCCGATTTTAGAAATAACATCAATTCTTTTCCCTATTCTTGTTATCAACGGAGGCATTTCAGCGACTCCTTCTCTTTTTCTATCTCCTTGTGTTCCTAAAAAGAAATCTCCGAATTTTTTTGAATCTTCTACAAATGTTTCATTGAAACTTCTACTCATTGATTTTCCTATTCCTTTTTTCAACCCCTTCATTCTTTCCATGAAAGTTTTATTTTCAAGATTAACACTTTCTTGGATTATAGCATCAGTTTTTGCGTCTTTAAACACTTTTTCGGTTGCTTTTGCTTTATCAGCCAACTCTTCTAATCCTTTAGCATACGCCTTTATTGGACTACTGCCAGTTAATACCGCTTTACTATAAGCCAAAGTGCCTTTTATTGCCTCTTTTTGCTCATCGGTATGCGCTTTTTGTATTTTTGTTAATTCATTAACTCTTTCTCTTTGTGTCATTAGCCCTTCGCTAACTTTTTTATTCATTTCAGCCACAAGTTCATTTTCGTTTTTAATTCTTCTAAACTCCTTTCTCATCTTCTCATTAGATTTGACGAGATTAATTACCTGTTCATCAGCCTCTCTTTGTGCTTTACTATTTTTCTTAGAAGCCTGTTCTATCAAAGCCAATGAATCTACAAATGCTCTAACTTTGTTTTGTAGTTTCCATATAGGACTACCCGATACTATTCTTGAAAAGATAGTCCATTTTTTGCCCGAACCCGATATATTATCGGACATTTTGATAAGTCGTTTAGTAAGACCTTGAAATTCTAAACCTGCTTTGAAAGTTACTGTATTTAAGTCACCTAGATTATTAATCATTTTGGAGACTTCATCTTCGGCCATACTAATTACCTGCTTGTCTTTTTACTTTCTCTAATTCTTCATGTTTAATCTTTTCCATGTTATAATGAACTAATAATAATTCCATCACTAAACTAGATGGCATTTTATAAACTTCTAACGGACTTATAGATAAAGCCGAAGCCAAAGTATAAGTCATAATTAAAAATGCTATTCTTGGTTCTGTTTTTTTACCTCGAATAGCATTTTCAATCATTCGTTTTTTTCTTCATCCTCCTGTAAAACATTCATAGGATTTGGTAAGATTTCTTTTAATTGATTGCCAACATAAGGACTTAGCCTTAGCATATCAAGTGTTGAGAGTGATGGTTCTGTTTTTGAAATAAAATTCTCGACCATATAACGATACATAGAGTTAATATCAATATCTACATTTTGTGTCCTAGCATCTAATTTCATTATACTATTCATCGCTTTTTCGGATTCTAGCCATGTGGGTTCTTTTACCCACACTTTTAGGTATTCGTCTTGGTCGGGTGCTACTTTAACATAGTGTAGCGTAGGCTCTTGTAGCGCAAATAGCGCATCTTTATTCTTTATTACTTTCTTTTCAGTCATATTATCCACCTTCAAAACCAACAAACAAACAAACGGTGTTGGTGGAATTTATAATTACTCGGCCTTTGGAGTTTCTTTTTTCTCCTCCTTAGCCTTTTTAGCGGCTTTACGGGCTTCTGCCTTTTTAGCCGCTTCTAATTTTTTAGCCATTTTAGCGTTAAATTTTTCGTGATATGAAACCATTTAAATCATCCCTGTAAAATCCAATGAGTTGTAGTTGTGCAATTGGTTAAGGTTCTTGGCATCAATGTAGCCTCAACTGTAATTGCGCCCTTATCATCGGGAACAGTCCATGTGTTAGCACTTGTAAAGTAGTCATCGAAAGCAAGAGTAAATGATTCTCCACTATCTTTAGTAAATACTAAATCAATAGATTCGGAAACATTATTATTTTCATCTTGGTTCAATAATTCTGTAAACAATTTATCATCAGTAACCATAGCAGTAATAGCAATTTCATAAGTTCTTTGTGCAGGAAGGGCATCCTTTACTCTCTTATTACCTGCACCCAAAAATCTTTTATCTTGTAGATTGTTATTGATGGTTAATGTAAAGTTTGTGATTTTCAAGAACTGTTGTCCATATACACTCATAGTTCCATCGGAAAAGAAAAACGGTTCTAAATGAGTAGCCTCGTCAGTAAAATTAAACAAACTTCTGTTGGTAGATTGTCCACCTCTTGACTCATATCCTGTGCTTGGTGAAGCCAATGATTGCGGGATTTCATTTACTGCTCTAGTGTTTAAATCCAAAGTCATTTTAACTTCTTCATTTTCATTAGCAGTTAATGTCAAAGTATTAACTCTATTTCCTCTAGCGATTCTAACAAAGTTAATGTCTTCTGCATCATTATCTTGGTCGGATTGAAAGTTATTTGCGACATCTTTCGTTAATGAATATTCAAGACCAAAGGAAGGTAGATGCTCACCATTAGTTTCTTCAAACTTGTATGTGATAAAGCCCCCTGTCGCCGGAACAGGAAAAGTAATGTCATCTAAATCTGATTCTGTATTATCAACAGTAAATAACAAAGGAGGAACAATATGAGTTGTTCCGCTTACAGTATTTGCTCGATAGATAAATGGCCCTTCGTCTACATGAGATGTTGCGCTCGTTCCGTGAAAATATAATCTATTATCTGTAGTTCCCGATTTAGAAGAACCCGTATGATAAGAAGCGGGATGATTACTTGAAGAAGTAGAAGCAGGAGTTAATTCGGTACACTTTCCTAAAGCATAATAAAGCCATGTTACTTGATTACAAACTATTCCTAAATTACCACCACTAGCAGTTTCTATTCCTTTATACTGATGTGTAAAGTTTCTTGTGCCACCTAAAGATAAGTTGAGTTGTTTCATTTCAATTTCTGTATTTGGAAATGTTGCACTTTCTAAAAGTCCAAGCCAGTTATCGGCATGTAGTCTTGTTTTACCTGTTCCATCATTATCGGAGTCGGGAGCAGGACATGGTGCGCCATATGCTTTTAACACAAACTCATCACCTGCCGCTACTGCTTCGGAAATTGCGGGAGATATAGTAAAAGTATCATGGTCATTTCCAGTCACAATATGAGAAGAAGTATACTTACCACTATCGGAGGCATTGTAAAAATCAATTCTACAACCAATATACAAATTAGGAACTAATTGGAAGTGCGCTAAATCCGCTTGAACAAGTTGAATTTCTGTCGTGCTTGACCCTTCTGCTTTAAAATAAAAATCTAATTCGGGAACTAAAGTCATAGTTGCCCCGCTACCTAAAAATATGCTACTGTTTTCTACTGCCATGCTTTCATCTCTCCTTTCCTTTTACTTACTTACTAAGGGAGTGCTAATGCGAATCGTTTTGTCTCTACTGTCAATTTATAACCGAATAACCTCTTTGACCTATCGTTACTTTCGCTTCTTGAACCTACAAATACTTGATGAAACTTAGAACCATCACTTGCAGTATACCCAGTACGACCTCGCTCAAGTGCATGACGGGCTATCAAGTATAAAGCCTTTAGCCTGTCTTTTCCAAAGGCGGCATCCGTACCTGCTCTTTCATCATGTATGGTTCTTATATGCATTGTAAATGAATAAGTTTCATTTCTCACATCAAAAGTAGTGGTGGGATATTCTATGTTTTGGGAGTCTTCAAAGAATATAATTACATCTTTAGCAGTTAAATCATATCTAGCCCCTCTATTCTTATCTAATGTTCTAACATCAACAAAGTTAGGAGTTCCTGCATGGTCGGCAGTTATTTTTCCTTCGCTAATTAATGTTGTAACAGAAGAACTCCACTTAGAAGAAACTAAATCTATTAACAAACTTACTTCATCCATATTATCGCCTCAATGCTTTTTTGAAATCATCACTTATTTTTTGAGATAAAGCCCTACTAAAATTTTCTTCTGCATTTTTTATCATTTCTTTTTTGCTAAACGATACATCAATTCCTAATACTTCCGATAATTCTTGCATAGCCTTTTGTCTTTCCATTTCTATTTCTAAAAATTTTTTAAAGAGACTAATTTCTTGCATAGAAATCACTCAAGTAAGTAAACTAAATCTCCTTTGCCCTTTAAAATATCATTTGCTTCTTTAGTTAATATATCATACTTCTCTTTAGTAGATATATTACCGCCAGTTTCAGCAATCATAATAGTTTGGTCGTCGTGCCTTAATAATTCAGCAGCGACTAACATTGTTGTAGCCTTGTGTATAGCCGAAGGAACTCTTGAAGAACCCGCTACATAAGTTATTATTATAGAATTTTGAGTATGATAAGGATAGTCTCTCAAGAAAAATATTCTTCCTTCATCTCCTATTTTCCAAAAACTTCCTAGCCTCTTCATATCTTGTTTATCTGTAAATGCTTCCGAAGTTGATTGTGAGTTTTCACCTGCTTTATCTGCTAAGGTAATAGTGCATCCCGAACCATCTTCTCCCGCTAACAAACTTGAAATGTTAATCTTATATCCATTATCGGGGTCAATAGAAGCATAAAAGAAATCACTTATACTTAGGCTGTTAGGGGAAGAAGTCCTTTCCTTCTCTCTATTTGCTCCTGTAAATTGAGCAGTATTAGCAGGGAACTCTTCATTGATTAAATGGCAAATATCTCTTGCAGTCGTCTTTGCTCCAAATCTACTATCAAATGTATTATGTGCTGACATAGTACCTTCTCCATGATGAAACAAAGTAAATGTATCTCCACTATTAGGAAGTTGTAAAGTTATGCTTCTAAGTTTATGAAAATCATCGGGATGTAGTGTTACGCTTGATTGAGCCGAAGCCAATTCCAAATAACTATTTCCTTGCCATACTTTAAGAGAAACTATCTTCTTTACTTTCATGGTAGTTAATTGTATAAAGCCAACATAGCCACCATAATAAGTTTGCATAGGGTGATTCATAAATTCAAAATTATGGTATTCATCTTCATGTATTATTGGTCTATAAGAACGCTTAACTTTATCATCAATAATACCTTCTATTGTTTTTATTATAGAACCTACTTGTGCTTGAGAAGGATAAGTAGAACTACTAAAAGCAGGAACTTGTAGCATATCCGAGACTGCATCTTTGTCTGTATAGTAGCCTTTACCCGTTGAATAATCAACATCAATAGAAGTGTAGTCGCTTGGGGAGGATGCTATTGCCATGTCATGCACTTCCTATGTTCTTTAATGTGTTAAACCTTCTTTTAAGGGTATTGACTAAACTACTTGCTTTTTGCATTTCTAAGTAATGTGTTTTTCCTTCACGCTTTACTTCAACAACATCTTTAGCATAACTCCTACCA